TGCAGAACATCAATACCCTGATGCACGCGGCTGCCGGGAAGGACGGCATGTCTGCCGAGATGACCGCGCTCCGGGACGCCCTGGTCGGGCTGGACGAAACCTCCATTGTGGAATTGGAGGCGGCCATCGCGGCCATGGAGACAGCGGCGGCTGACGCCGGGCAATCCGTGCCGGAGGAGGTGCTTGCGGCGAAGACCGCCCTGGAGGAAGTCAAGGCCGCAGCGACGGACACGAGCAACGTCTTTTCGGACGATGTCGCCGCGTCCATCGATACCATGTTCTCCGGCCTGGGGGATGAAACGCACGAGGTATTCGCCTCTCTGAATTGTGATAATCTGTCCACGGCTTACGACGCCTGGGCGGCTGGTGAGCATCAGGCGATCATTCCTTCCCTTGATACGGAAAGCCTGACGGAGATCGATCTCACCGGCAATATCACCAATGTCCTTGCCAAGGAAGGCGCGTCGTTCGAAATCGACGCGAAGGGCAATATCACCGGAATCGGCTGGCCGGAAGGCACGACGTTTGAGACGGATGTGAAGGGCAACATCACCTCCGCCACTACGCCGGAGGGAACGGTTTACACGGTCGACGCCAAGGGGAACATCACTTCCGTGTCCAAGCCGGACGGCGTCACTTATGCCGTGGATACCCAGGGCAACGTGACCGGGATCACAAACCCGGATGGGACGGCATTCACCGTCGACACAAAGGGCAACGTCACGTCGATCACCACCGGCGGGGAGAATCCCTTCACGGTGGCTTGTACCGGCAACATCAAGAATGTCTCCTGGCCCGAGGGATCGACCTACGAGACGGATGTCACCGGCAACGTCACCGGGATCACCACTCCGGATGGCACTACATATGCCGTGGACGCGGCGGGAAACATCACTTCCGTGACCACGCAGAGCGGCGTGACTTATTCCGTGGACGGCAGCGGTAAGATTACCGCCGTCGCCCTCGATCCCGGCGTTACACTGCCCACGGTCGATTTGCAGGCGACCGCCACGGTCTCCCAGGTCAATTTCGACGAAGGCCAGTTCACCAATAGTGGCAGGCCGGATTTGGAGTTTGATGCCGGGGCGAACAAAACCAACAACAACTTCCTCGGCTGGCAGGATTGGTCTGCATCGGGAACCGTGGAACAGCTGCATACCCTGGCTCAGGCCGTCCGTGATCTGGAAGCCGCGAAAGCGGAAGTATCCGGCATGGAGGAAATGGGCATCCCGGATGTTGCCGCCTATGACGCGGCATGCCAGAAGGTGAACGCCCTTGGGGACAGCGTAACCTACCTCGGCCAGTCCTTCGGCACCGAGATGTCCTATGAGGGCGGCCTCGGTTTCCAGGCCATGGCGCAATACGTCGCCAACGGCATGCAGCTGATGAACGACGGCGCGCTTGATGGAAGTCAGATCGAGCAGTATACCCAGGTGGTATCCGATCTCACCACCGTCATGAACAGCCAGGCGGGCGAAGCGGCAGCCTCGGCGGGAACGGTGGGTACAACGCTTTCGGACGGCATGGCCGACGCCATGAATGGTTACGATTGGAACACCACCGGATCGACCGTCATGTCGGATATCGTATCCGGATTTGAGGCTGCCGGGGGCGATCTCAGCCAAGTCGGCGACGATGTGGCGGCAGGCATCGGCGAGGGCGAAGCGGCCCATGATTTCAGTGGGGACGCCTCGACCACCATTGACAATGACGAGTCCGCGCTCCGTAACGCGGCGGACAGCCATTCTCCCGCAGCGCGATTCAACCCCCTGGGCGATGACATCGCTGCGGGCATCGGGCAGGGCATGGCACAGCATGAATTCTCCGCTGACGCCCAGAGCGTCATTTCCGCCATCCAGTCCGCCTTTACGCCCCAGCTGTTTACCGAAACGGGCACACAGGCGGCATCCGGTCTGGCCCAAGGTCTGACCGGCGCGGACATGAGCAGCGCTGGCGCGACCGTAAGCGCAAACGCCCAGCGCGCCGTCAATGGCAACCTGACCGCCAGCACCCTGCGGCCCACCGGCACCCTGGCCGTCGCTGGGCTGGCTGCCGGTTTGAACGCGTATAGCTTTGGAAGCGTCGGGTCATCAGTCGCGTCTCGTGTGCGATCCTCGGTGTCCGGTTCCCTCAATTCATCCACGCTGACCAGCGTTGGCCGGAATGTTATGGCGGGTCTCGCGGCAGGTATCCGGAGCGGATCGTCCTCAGTGGTGAGTGCCATGCGCTCCGCCGCCCAGGCTGCCGTTTCCGCCGCGAAGGCCGCACTCCAGATTCATTCGCCTTCCCGCGTTTTCCGCGATGAAGTTGGCGTTATGGTCATGAAGGGCTTTGGCGAGGGCATTCGGAACGAGGCAAACGAACAGGCACGGATCATCGGGAACGCGGCGCGTTTCCTGACCGACGTTGCCCAGGGCGGCGTGGCGACCGGCAATGCCGACAACCGGCGCACGTACAACAATACCAGCACCGTGAATCTCCATGTCGCCAATATGAATGTCCGCGACAAGCAGGACATCCGATCCCTGGCCATTGAGATAGCGGGTTTGACGAAAACACAGCAGCGCGGGCGCGGGCTGCGGATGGCATAGGAGGGTTGAAGTTATGTTTCATCGTATCACGGATGATCAGTGGGTGTCAATTGTTTCCGTCGCTTGCATCATCTTCCTGGTTGTGACCATGGGCGGAGCCTTCTATGCCTTCCATGTCATCGTGGGCATCATCCGCGACGCGCTTCTGTGAACATGGGGGGGGTGAAGCGCCTTGAACGACTGGTTCGAATGGAACGGCGTTAAATGCACAGACCTTGGCATCCATGTGTCCGAGCATCCGCCGATCACGGTTCCGGAACCTCGGATCACATTCACCGAAGTGCCGGGGCGGCCCGGCAGCCTGACAACTGTTGAAGACATCGATGTGTATGAGGACATGGTATTGCCGGTCACCTGCTTCATCGAGAACACCGCCCGGATCAACGAGATAGCGGGATACCTGAAAGGGGCCGGGAAGGTCGTCTTTGCCAATCGGCGGGACGGCTTTTATTATGCCCGGATCGTGAATCAGATCCCCTTCGAGCAGATTCTGCGCGGGCGGCCCAACAGGACGTTCACGGTCAATTTCAGGTGCAAGCCATTCCTGTATCTGCATGATTCCTCGCCTTTCACGCTGACCGACAGTATCGGCGTCATCGCCAATCCTGGCACGGTTTACTCCGAGCCAATTATCACGGTCAACGGTACAGGCGACGTGACCATCATGATAAACGGGGAGATTTTGGAATTGACCGACCTGTCCGGCTCGATCACCATGGATTCAGAGCTGCGGGAGGCTTATTCCGGAAACGAATCGGCCAACAGCCACATGGACGGCGAGTTCATTCGACTGCTGGCCGGGAACAACGCCTACAGCTGGGACGGCGACGTGACCAGCATACAAATCACACCCAATTGGCGAACGCTGTAAGGAGGTGACGATATGATCTGCGTCTTTCCCTCGGACGCGACGGATTTCTCCGGGAACGGCGCGGGCATGCTGTCGCCCTCCCTCTGTACGGTGACGGAGACGCTCAATGGGGAATATGAATTGACGCTGGAGCATCCGCTGGATGACGGCGGTAAATGGCAGCGCCTGCAGGAGGGCCGAATCCTCCGTGTGCCGGTTCCCGCCGCTGCGACGCCCCAGGTCAAGATGATTTCCCAGGAGAGCTATCAGGTCTATAAGACAAACGCCTCGAATCGTCCGATCCGGGCGAAGGCCAAGAGCAACGGCAAAATCCTCGCGAAATACAAGAAGGGCAAGAAGGTCGTCATCCTCAATAAGGGATCGACCTGGTATGAGGTCACCGGCCCGGACGGCAAGCATGGGTATATGAACAAGGCCCACCTTTCCTACGTGGAGACCAAGTACCGGAAAGCCGAGGCAACCGGCGAAGTCATCGAGCCGCAACAGCTCCGGGATCAGCCTTTCCGGATTTATCGCATCGTGCCGTCCCTGGACAAGGTGACGGTCTATGCCAGGCATATCTTCTATGATTTACTGGACAACATGCTCAAGCGGATCAAGCCCGCCGCGACGCTCGCCGGAGTGGGCGTTGTGCAGAGCATTTCCGGTGGCTGCCTGACGGAGCATGAATTCGACTTCTATTCCGATCTCGATTCCACGTCATCGGAGATGGAATTGGAGAACGTGAATCCCGTGGACGCCATCATGAGCGACGGCGGGCTGCTGGAATTGTACGGCGGAGAGATTGCTCGGGACTGGTTCGACGTGTACGTCGTTCAGCGCGTGGGCGACGATACCGACATTCAAATCCGGGAGGGCAAGAATCTTCTGGGCGTCAGCTATGACGTGGACACCACCAATGTCGTCACGCGCATCATGCCAACCGGCGAGGACAAGGACGGCAATACGCTCTGGCTGCCCGAGGTATTTATCGACAGTCCGTATATCGGTCAGTATGTTCATCCGAAATGGATTCACCTGCCGGTATCCGACGCGCGGGAAGTGCCCAAGGGCGACGGGAAGAAAACCAAGGCACAGTGCTATACCGAAATGCGGAAGACCGCGCAGGATGAATTTGCCAAGGGCTGTGATGTGCCGGGCGTTACTCTGACCGTCGATTTCATCAATACGGCGGAAACCGAGGATTACCGGGATTATCATCTGCTGCAGAACATCTACCTGGGGGACGCTGTTCGGGTCGTTGCGCCGCGCATCGGGATCTCCGTGTCCATGCGACTGACGCAGTATACCTTTGATTGCCTGATCAAAAAGTATACCTCCATGACCCTCGGCACCGTGGCGGATACCCTGGAGGGTTCCATGATCTCCTCCCGGCAGATTCCCACCGGAAGCATATCCGGGGCAAAGCTGGCGATCAACAGCGTCGGCAGCATGCAGCTGAAAGCAGATTCCATACTCGCGGGCCATGTCTCCGCCGAATCCATCACGACGGACAAACTGGCTGCTGCCGCCGTTACCGCCGAAAAGCTGGCCGCCGGTTCCGTAGACGCCGGAGCGCTGTCCGCAATCACGGCGAAGATTGGAAGTCTGACCGCCAGCGACATCGATACCGATACCCTGGCGGCTGGCCTTGCCGCATTCACGGTTATCACCTGCGGGACGGCATCATTTGACCGGGCGGCGGTCACGCATCTGGTCGCCGAGGCATTGAACTTATCTTTCGGAGTCGGCGACGACGTGATGATAAACAATCTCCGCGTCGCCTACGCCCAGGTGATCAGCGCGACCATCGGCAACCTGTGTGTCAAGGCCAGCAACGGCAGTTATTATACTATCGATGTGGATTCCGACGGCAATGTCACGGCAACCCCGGCGACGGTGACGGAAGAAGAAATCGCAGCGGGCGAGACGGATGCCGGGCGGGTGATCCTGGAAACGGACATCCTGGCCAACAATCTCAGCACAACGAATCTGTTAGCGACCTACGCGCTGGTCAATCGAATCGACGCGGCACGGATCGATGTGGATCAGCTTTTCGCGCGAGAGGCGTTTATAGCGCGGCTGAGTACCAGCGAGATCGTCGCCGGGAAATCCCTGACGATCATAGCGGGCGAGGCATCCGAGGCGAAGACGCTGGCGGAGGGCGCTGTCGCCGGGACGTCGATCCTGTACGCTTCCGGGGAATCCCCGAGCGCGGCTCCGGCGACCGGATGGAGCGCGACACCACCCGAGCAT